GACCTTGAGGTCGCCTGCCCCGCCCCTGATCAGCTTGCCGTCGGCCCATATGCGCCCGATTGCGTTGATCGGCCGGGACGAAAGGGCCACCGCGAGGTTCGCCGTGTAGCTATAGGTCAATCGTTCGGGCGAGCCCTTGCCACCGCCCTCGATGACCTCCTCTTCGATAAGGTCGGAGGCCCAAACGATCGTCCCCGCCACTCGCATCTTGCCGTAAATGCGCGGGATCGGCGAGCCATAGCTTGATGTCAGGACCGAGAGATCGCCAAGCCGCGGACCCTTGCGCATGCCCGGGCCGAACAGCCCCTGGTCGACCGATTGACCGACCAAGCCGCCTAGAGCTCCGCCGATCGGACCGCCAAGCGCCGTTCCGATCGTGGTCAGGACGAGCGTCGCCATCAGCTGCTTCTCGTTGTCCGGCGTCGATAGGTTCCGTCCACCAGCCAGCCAGGCGCGCCCGGCGTTTCGACTACCCGGCGAAGTCGCGCATCGGCGTGGACAAATCCGTTTTTCGTCAGGATGCCGAGGTGGAGCTGGTCGGCGGCGGGCAGCATCAGCAGCAGATCTCCCGGCCTGGCCAGCGCGGCCCCAACTCGACGGAACCTGGCACCGACGATTGCCCCGACCTCATCGCGATGATCGCCCCGCAATTGATAATCGTCTCGCGCTAATTCCACGGGAAGATCGTAGGCAATCAGGCAAAGCCCGATGCAGTCCAGCCCTTGGCTCGGGTCCCGGCCTTGCGGACGAAATTGGGTGCCGACGAGCGCTAGCGCCCTTTTCGCATGGATTGCGGCCAAGACTCAGCTTCCCGGATAGCGGGTCAGGAGGTCGTTGCCGGGCAGGTGCGGCTCGCCACGGAAATTGACCGCATTGGCAAATCGTTGCGAACAAGTGGCGAGCAACTTGTCGCAGCCTTCGGCAATCTCGATCGCCGTTCCAGGCACAACGATGCCGGTTGGTGCACTGCGGAGGTGAAGCTGTTGCCCCTCGACCCCGAGGATCGTCCGCCGCTCACCATTTGCCTCGCCGTCCAGGAACCGCACTTCCCCGAACCGGAATCTGTCGTCGACCGGTTGGTCGACCATGACGATGTGTGCATCCGCGCTCGCCACTCTGGCTCGAACCCGGCGGCCTGCCATGTCGACCCGGCACTGCGGATCGCCTAGCTCCGCCCGGCACTGGGGCGAGGTCAACGGGCAGACCGGCCGCTGAAGCCGTGCCGCCGCGCCGTTGAGCTCGGCTTCGAACGCTCCATCGCGGGTCGACACCTCGCCAAGTTGGCCCTCAAGTAGCGGATGGATCTCGCCTGGAACCGCCCAGTCGACAGCGAACAGCTTGAGCGCTGCTCCATCCCACCGGCCGACAGCAATATCCGCCTCGCTAATGGCGGCCGACGAAAGCGATCCCGCGACTTCGCCCAACTGGGGCTCAAGCCCAAGCTCAGATCGGATTTCAGCCGGCGTCATCCCTGGCGCGGGCTCGAAGCGAACCCCGCTTACCATCAACGGCCGGTCATGGCTGGTCAGCGCTAGGCCTGCCCCGTCGCGACGTTCCACGAGCCAGCAGAAGGCCAGGGCCGCAAGGTCGGCGCTCATCCCTCGCGCACCTCGATCAGCGGTACGCTGGGCGCCTCGCCGGCCAGGAAGGTCGCTCGATTGATTTCCAACTGGTCTTCCGCAAAGCGCACAGGCACGTCGAACTCAAATCCGGCAGCCACAACCGTACCGCTCACCGGCGGGGTATCGAACCGCACGATTCCCAAGGGATCGAGGCTCCAGCCGCTGGCCTGTTCGGACCCATCCACCGAAATGCGCACGCTTCCCGCCACCGGCCGGGTGATCCGCCGCTTTTCGCCGTCGCCATAATGTTTGATCAGTTCGAAGCTGGTGCGTTGCCCGTTGCCCTCGCCCAAGGGCTGGTCGGCACCGCCCGCAGCGCCAGTCATGCCGTTGGAGCTATGGTCGAACGGGTCGCGGAAGCGAAATGCCACTGCCGACCCGCGCCGGGCGCGGAAGAAGCTGATCAGCTCTCCCAGCTCGGCCTCGCTTCGAACTCCCGGCCCGGCATCGATCCTCAGCCGTGCCTGGCTCCAGTTGGCATTGCGAAATTCATGCCCGCTGGCGCTGGTCACGACATTGGTCGAAAAGCCGGCGCTCACGCTTGCTTCAGCCCCGATCGCGATCGGGAAGGCGACATCGTCGAACGGCTGCACATCGTCCTCCTCACCAAACAGGGTCACGCCGTCCCGCCACCATTGCGGCATCGCCCAGATGAAGGATTTATCGACCCCTCTTATGTCCGCCTCGCGCGCCGCTTCGATGATCGCGCGCCATTGCTCGCGATTCTCACCCGTCGCGACAAATCCGGAGAAATAGTGCTGGTCGGATGGGCCGTATCCGAGCCGCTGCTCGACCGTCTGATAAGCTGCGTCCCGCAGTGCACGCCGCCCGTCGGTCACCCACGCATAATCCTCGAGTTGGAGCACGTCGGCATGCGGCTTGAGCCACTCGATCGGCAGGTTCGCCCGCCTCACCTCTGGCGCTGCCGGATCGAGCAGACCCGGCAGATAAGCCAACAGATGGGTCTTGGTGCTTGGCTCTGCGGCTCTGGCCGCAGCGAAAATATCCGCCGTTGATGACGCCAGGAGCGCGCCCGCCTGGTCGAGCAGCACCTTCTGTGCGGCGGACAGATTGCCGCGTACGTTTGTGATGGCAACGGGGCTGCCGCCGAACGCCGCTTTCGCCGCGTCGTCGTAACAGCAGATTGCGCCGTCGCTCCTGACCCACCACCAGGGCTCGCCGACCTGGAACAAGGGCTCAAGCCCCGCCTCGACCGATATGTCGACCAGCTCCGCTGCGATCCGTCCTAGATAGCCCATCGCGTCCGCATTGGCTGGCGACAGCAGTGTAGAGGGCGGATCATAGGCCGTCGCCGCAGCCGCCCCATCATGCGCACGCTGCTTCCATGCCGCCGGGCAGAAGGTGTCGAGCAACTCGTAGCTCATCGACCAGATGACCTCGAATCCGCATGCCTTCGCCGCCCGCGCAAAATCACGGTGCCATTCCCGCGCCGCGGCACACATCGCCTGCGCCGGATCGACCAGTCCATCCGGCCCTAACGCGGGAAAATGGCTCATCCCGACATAGTGGTTGATCGTTCCGCGGAACCCTGCGGCCTCGATCGCCCGCACGACCCTGTCGGGCGACAGGTGATACATGTCGTCGTAGGCGGTGCAGGCGTTGAAGCCATGCTCGGGCGCCCAGGCATCGCTCGCGGCGATGACGCTGCCTGATCCGTCGCAGTTGATCTCGCTGATTTCCAGCCGCGCACCGGTCAAGGCGCCGATCAACTCCGCGCTCTCTGCGACATAGGCCGGCGGCACCAGGCTGAAGAAGATCCGATCGATATCCTTCGGCCAAACCGGGTCCGCGTCGGCGGGCAGCAAGTACCCGCCATCGAGCGCGTCGAAATCCAGCGTCACGACCGCATTGGTCGGGCTGCCGCTGGCATAGTTCCACAGGCGAACGAACCAGCTTTTCGTCTGCCCGGCGGCATCGCGGCCTTCGATGGTCATCGTCGGTCCGTTGACGGCATCGAGCGCGATGAGTCCGGTCGATTTCCAGCGGAAGCTCAGCTTGCAATGCGAATAATCGCCCCTTGCTTCGCGCGCCCGCGCCGGATGCGAGTGGCGGTCTTGGCTGTCGTAGATCAACCCAACAATGTCGCCTTTCCGGAGGAAATGCGCCTCGACCGTCAGCCCACGCTCGTCGGGATGGGCAACCGTGCTGGCCATCGCCCCACGCGGGAAGTCGACCGTCCAGTCTGCCGCGGCGAAGCGCTTCACCCACGACTGTTCGACCGGTGCGCCGGTTCGGGTGAACCAGATTGGCATCAGCGATCCCGGAGCGCCGATCGCACGGCGCGCGCCAGTTGCCGAGACGACTGGCGCAGCACCATGGGATCGCCCGGCCGAGGCGTCTGGACGGCGATCGATACGCGCACGTCCCGCGCCCCGCCTCGCATCGGCTCAATCCGGCCACCGCCTGACGGCACGAACAGCTCCGGCCCGCGCTCGCCGACAAGGTAGCTCCTGCCCGCCCCGACCGGACCGCCATGCGCCCTTCCCGGCGCCCCGAACAGGTTCGACAGGGCGGACGTGAAGATGGCGCCGATCCCGCCACCTTGCCCGCCGCCCGGTGTGATGAGCGCTCGCAATGAGGCCTGGGCGATTTGCGCCAGTGCCGATAGTGCGACCCGCCTCAGGTCATCGAAGCCCAACTTCCCGCTGACAATCGCCCGGCTCAGGGAGCCTTCGATCAGCCGTCCGGCGCGCCCAACACCAGCCGCCAGCGGCCCCTCCAGCTCGCCGCGCATCGCCGCCACGTCGCGGGCGAAGCTCTGGGTGTCGGCGCGGACACTGACAACCATTCGCTCGATCTGCTCGTCCATCATTCGCCCTCATTTGGAACGGCATCTGGAAACCGCGCCATTAGCTGCGCGAGCTCATCGCCAGCCACGGCCTCGGCTGTTTCATCGTGCAGCGCGGCCGCTAGTTCGGCCGGTGTTGCCGCCCAGAATTCCTCTGGCCGCCAGCCCAGGAATCGCGCCGCCAATCCAGCCAACGCGGCAGATCGCTCGCCGAATTTCATCGCCCTTGGAGGATCTGACCGAGTATCAGCTTCAATAGCGGGCTGACCCCGGCCAGTCCCTGCTCGACGATCGCTTGTCCAATCCTCGCTCGGTCGATCCCGGTCGCCCTTCCCTCTCGCGACAGGTGATCGAACAGCGCCGCCATTTCGCTGATGCCGAGCTTGCCGTCCGCCGCGCGCTCGACCAGCGCGAACAGCGGCCCCAATTCCTCCTCGGCCGCGACTAGCGCGGAAAAGCTCGGCCGGATGACAATGGTTTCACCGCCAACCTTTAGGCTCGCTTCACCACGATAGGGGTTGGCGCTCACAAGCTCGCCACCTCGCCCGAGCTTTCCAGCGACAGCGTGTAATTGCGCTCTCCATTGAAATCGCCGGCATATTCCAGCCGCGAAACCAGGAACTGGCCGCGCATTCGCTCACCACTTTCGAAGCTCAGCTCATAGGGCGCAAGCTGCCCATTCAATGCCAGCCCCTTGACCTGAACCTCCGCCGTCGATCCGGTGAATATCCCGCTTGCTGCGACGCTCACCGACCTGACGCCGGCGCCCGACAGCAATTCGCGCCAGCCTCCGCTGTCCTTGTTGGTGATCGCCACCGCGTCGCCGTTGATCGCCAGCTGGGTCGTCTTCAGCCCTGCCACGGTCGCATATGTCACCGGGCTTCCGCCGCCCAGCTTCAACAGGAAGGCACTGCCGCGCTCTGCAGCCATCATGCTTCCTTTCGATCGTCGTGAATTCAGTCGGCCAGCAGCCGCGCTCGAAAATCGATCGCCGCGGCCCACGGTCCGGCGACATCGCGAACCGTCCGCCGCCTCAGCAGGCACATCGACACCAGCTGCCAGCCTTCGACGGCCGCCACACTGCCCGCCAACGCTTCGGCGGCATCGGCCAGCTCGGCGAGGCGCACTGGCTCCTCGTCCCACAAGGTCAGCGCCACCAGCACCTCGCGCCCGCCGCCGCTCTTGTGGCTCCAGTCACCCTCGCTGCCAGCATCGATCACCCCATAGGGAAATGAGGCACGGGCAGGTGGTCCGTCGTAGATGCCTGTCAGGCGCGCCTCGCTGCCGAGCGCATTGGCAAGCGCCGCCTGCAGCGCACTTCCCGCGCTCACCCAAGCCTCCTGAAGGCAAAGCGCAACCGCACATCGGCAAGCCAGCGCCGCATCAGCCCCCGCCCTGAGATCACCAGCCAATCGTTTTCGCGCTGCAGCGTGATGTCGGGAAACTCGGCAATGACGGTCTCGGCGTTCTTCAGCATGGCCTCCGCCGCCGCGAGCGCCTTGGCCTCGACACGCTCCACAAGCCTGTCGAACAACGCCATCAGCGCATCTCCTCGCATCTGAGCAGAATCCGGTCGGGTTGCTTGGGATCGTCAATCCGCTGTTTCGCCAGCATGGCCCGCTCGCCCCAGACGATGCGATGCCCGACGGCGATCCCGTCGCGCCTGCGGATCGTCACCCTGAACCGCGGCATAGCCGACAAGGTCATGCCTTCCACCTCCGCGCCCGTTCCCTCGGCGACGATTGCCGCCAGGCAGCGCGCGACAGGCTCCCAACCCGGCTGCTGCAGCCCGCCCTCCGTGCGCAACGCGACTGGTCTTTCGATGATGATCCGCTCTTTGAGCGTTCCCGCGAACTCGCTCATGCCAGCCGAATCCGTCGGTAAGGCCGCCACAGCGCCGTCACAGCCGCCGGCGGTTCGCCATCGCTGCCGTCCCGTGTTGCAAATAAATGCGCGACCAGCCGCAGGATGCCCTGGCGCAGCGGTTCCGGAACGCCGTTAGGCTCCAGTGCAACTCCCGCCTGCCCCCGCACCCTGATTTTCAAGCCGCCGCCGCGTGGTGATCGCACCCAGCCGTCACCCCGGCCGTCGATGTCGATTTCAAATTCCCCTGCCGGCAGCACGGTAACGCCCCCATCCGAAGCCAGCACCGCAACGTCATCGATCGCACGCACCGGCGTCAGCGCCAGCCGCTGCCATTGCGAGCCAACCGGCAGCACCTCCTCGAATGCCCGCGCCACCAGTACTTGCCCGGTGAAGCTCTCGCACAGCGCGCTGGCGGTTCTGACCAGCCCAGCGAGCAGCGCTTCCTCCTCGCCGGTCTCGACCCGGGCATAGGCCTGGGCCTCGGCCATGCTGACCGCTGCCTCGGCGATATTGTTCGCGATCATCAGCGTTGCTCCACGCGAAGCATGATCGACCGGCTGTCCTCACGCCCTTCGGCAGTGACGACATGGTTGGTCAGGCGATAGATCCGCCCGGGCTGACCGCCGCCCGCTTCAACCGTCGACACCAGAAGGTCGAACCTGCTGGAGACAATCGACAACCCTCCCGCCTCGGCCGGGCTGACGGTCCAGCTGCTTTCGGTGATGACATCGCCGGTCAGATAATCGGCACCCCAGTCGACGCTATAGTCGAGCGTCGCTCCCGGGTCTTTGAGCAGAAGCGTCATCTTCGTTCCTGACTGTGTGAATGTTCAGCGGGGCTCCGGCGCCAGTTTTTGGTCCGCGAGTGCCCGCGCCGTCCGGATGGGTGGCGCTTTCTTGCCACCCTCGTTTGGCGCCACCTGGGCGATGCTCGGGTTGCCGAGCGAAAAGGTCGCGATACTCACGCGGCAAGACTCCCCATGGCCTTCCAGGTCCCCGGACTTCCCCCTGCCACGCACATCCAGCCCATCGAGCCTCCGGCCGACGGCGCGGAGTTGAACATCATGTCGCCCTGGACATAGTTCCCGCTGGTCGGTGCGGCGCTGCCTGACAGGACCTTCTTGTCGTTGAGGCCGAAGCCGTTGGGAAAATCGAGGCGGCGCTTGCCGACATTGAGCGTCGTGGTTTCGCCGCTCAACCGGAATGCCCAGTTGGACGGCACGCTGCTGCGGAAGATGGTCCACACCAAATCCGCGTTCATCCACTCCAGTGTATATTGCCCGTTGGTCGGGTGTCCGAACTCTAGCAGGCCCGGCTCCATTCCCAGCAAATTGCCGGTGGCATCGTCGACCGATCCCAACTTGGTCGCCGTCAGGCGGCCAAAGCTGTTGCCGAAATAGACGCCAGTGCCCTTGAGTCCCGCCGCATGAAGCCCGCCGACTTCGATCGTCGGGCTCGTCAGCTGGGCCGGGCTCTGGTCGCCCTCCGAATAGCATCCGATGAAAACATTGCGGGCATTGAGGTTGTCGGTCTTGTACGCCCCGCCTTCGCGGAAAGTTGTGCCGCTCGCCCATTGGGCCACGCCATTATAGGTACCGCCGGACCCGACATGGCCCCAGCCCAGATTGTCGGCCGTGGTCCCACTCGGCGCATTGGTCGCGCACCATTCGGCCTGGCCCACCTTCACATAATAACGCTTGCCGCCGTGCGTGCAGGCGGTCGGGATCGAACCGAGCGCCCCGTCCCAGCCATTCGCCGCCGTGTGACAGGCTAGATAGCTGTTGCCGAGAAAGCTGCTGTCATCGACGCCCCAGGTCCGGTTGGCCGATGCTTCGAGCATCGATACAAGGCAGGCATTGCTGTCGGCCCCGTCGAAGTACAGCCCCTTGCGGCAGCGATAGACGCTGACGCGGTTGATCACGCTGTTGTTGGCATTGCCCTCCGGCGATCCGCCGGTGACGACATTCGAATGGATGCCGTCGCCCTGGAAGTCGGAGATGAAACAATCCTCGACAACCGCCCGTGCGCGCAAATGGATACCGTGAAACTCGCCTTCGGTCCCGGCAAAGCCGCCGACCAGGTTCAGACCGCGGATGATCGATCCGTCGCCGCCATTTTGGCCCGATGCGATGGTCGCTTGTGCCCCCGACGTATTGTGACGCTGCACCCGGATTCCCGTGGCGCCGGCGGCCCACCGAAGTCTGGTCGCCCTGCCGCCCGAAAGGCCGCTGCCCTCACCCTCGATGACCAGCGTGTGGTTGAGGTCGAGCGTCGTCGTGCCGAGGAAATAGTGGCCGGCCGGGACCAGCAGTTTCGGCGACCCCTGATAGTAGGTGTCGCCGTTGAATCCCGTGGCTCGCAGATAGGCGATCGCCGCAACGAAGGCCGCGCCGTCGTATGTCGTGCCATCGCCCGTGGCGCCGAACCATCGGACATTGAGCGGCCCGTCGAACCGGCGGACCCAGGTGCCGGACGCGCCCGACGGGTCGGACGTCGGCGGGACGTGGATCCCCTGCACCGGGTCGGCCGCAACCTTGGCCGAAAGGTCGGACGGGTCGAACACGAAGCTCCCCGCCCGCCCCGCTTCGGCAAGGAAGGCGCAGCCCGATGACTTCGCCGCCAGCTCGGCGCGGGTGGCGACGGTCAGCAGCGCATCGTCCAGCTTCTCAAACCATTCGGCCGGCGCGACCAGCGCCATCGTCTTGGCGCCGCTGGTGAAATTGGTGAGCGGGTCGGCAATCGCCTGCCGCGCCACCTTGCCGTCGGCCTGCATCGTTGCGCGTCCGACTTCCCGCTCCTGCGGTTTGTCGAGACCCTGGATGCAATAATAGAATTGCTCGCCGCTGCTGACCGCGTCTGCCAGGCTGGCGAACCCGCTGACCGCAGCGCCAATGGTCACCGGGCCGGTGCCCGTGACCGTCGCGGCATTGCGCACCAGGTCGACGAATTTCGGCGTGAATGTCATCGCTTTGCTTTCGAATGCAGGCGGAAACTCCCTCGCCCCCTTCAGGGGGAGAGGGCGACTCGCGAAGCGAGCGGGGAGAGGGGGGACTCCCCGCCCGCCGAAGCGATCAGATGAACTTCAGCAGTTTGATGCTTTCAGAATTCACTACCTGCCCGCCAACCCGCTTGGTCGCATAGAAATGGACATAGGGCTTGTTGGTGAAGGGATCGCGCAGGATGGTCGTCGCATTCCGCTCGGCGATCGTATAGCCGGCCTTGAAGTTGCCGAAGGCGATCGACAGGCTGCTCGCCGCGATGTCGGGCATGTCCTCCGCCTCGATCACCGGATAGCCCAAGAGTGTTGCAGGCGCGCCCGACACCATGCCCGGCTGCCACACATAAGCACCGTCAGCAGTCTTGAACTTCCTCACTGCCGTCGCAGTCGCCGAGTTCATCACGAATACCGCACCCTGGCGATAAGGTGGTCTCAGCGACTGGACCAGGTCCAGGATCTTGTCCTGCGGATTGCTCGCCGGAAATCCGGCCGACACGCCCGTTCCAATGAACTGCAAGGTTCCCTGCGGCCGCGCACCGTCCGCCGTCGTGGCATTGGGCGAGCTCAAGAAGCCGAGCGGCTGGTTGGTGCCCGTGCCCTTTACAAAGGCAAATCCTTCCGCCCGGGCGAATTCGGTCGCAATCTCACTGGCCAGCCAGGCTTCGACGTCGAACATCGCATCGTCGAGCATCTGCTGCGAGGCTGCCGGATTGGCGTAGAGCTCGCCCGCCGCCGGCACGACCTCGCTGAAGGTCGGCGTGTTGGTCATCGGCCGCGCCGCCTCATAGGCGACCCAGCCCGACGGCGTGCCGCCGGTCGTGATCAGCTTGCGATAACCGGCGCTGCCGACTTTGACGACATTGGCGACCGCGCGGATTGGCGAAATCGCGACCAAGGTCTTCTCGATCTTCTCGTCGATCTCGCGCGGCACCGCGTAGCCGCCGATCGCGTCGGTCGAGCTACCGACCGCCTTCCGTTCCAGTCCAGCCTCGACGCCCTTGCGCAGATACTGCTCGATGAAACTCGCCGCCTCGACGGACTTGATGCCATCCAGCGCCGGCCGCTGCGCCGCAATCACCCCCTCGTCGACCCGCTTCTTCAAGAGCGCCAACTCTTGCTTCAGCGCCTCGACCCCATCCTCTTCCTGCTCCAGCGCCTCAAACGACGCCTCCAGCCCATCCGCCTTCACTTCGATCATGCCCATTCCTTTCGCCCAATAAAAAAGGGCCGCCGAAGCGACCCTTGCATCTTCTCGTCATCCCGGACTTGATCCGGGATCCGCCTTACTTTTTCAGTTCATCATCTAGCGCGTTCATCATTTCCTTATCCCGCGCGCAGCCCGGGGTTGCCAGGCATTCTCTCTTCATCGCCTTTATGTCGGCTTTCGAAGGCCGGGGTGGCGCTTCGATCTCCTTCATTGAGATCAATTGATCAACAATCATTTCGGCATCGAACACGCCCATATGCCCATGATGCCCGGGGATTGCCGTCCGACGGCCAATAAATTCGACCGCATATAATCCGCCGTGCTGCTTCGGACTAAATTCGGCAGAAGGTGGGCGACCAAAATCGAGCCAGATTGATGGCTCGGATCTTCTACCTCTGGCCACATATCCGCACGTCTTCGCCGGCGCGGGGCAAAACAGTGATCCTTCGAAGTCGTTGCGCCACAGACCAGACCACCGCTGAGACGCAGTCATCTGGAAGCACTCCGCAGTCGGTGCCTGCAATGCCTTCGTTCCGCCGGTTCGAAGCTTTGCGACGCACGTCTCAGTCATGCCCGGCGCAGCCTCGCGAATCCGCTGAACTTCGGCATCATTCAACGGACCATTTTCGAAGCGATGTTCGTCAATATCGTCGCCATCGACGATGACTTGGGCGAGGCCAGCAACGATCATGATCCAGATAGGCAGCATTCACCTACAGTTACCCAAAGCCCTCTCTCATTCAACCGCATGCACCCGCGCCCTCGGCTGCATCGGTTCCGCCACCAGGCTGACCTCGACCAGCTCAAGGTCGCGCAATTCCCGCAACCCCCCACTCTTCCCCGCCTCGCGCACCCGATAGCCGAAACTCAACCCATCGAGCTGCCCGCTTCGGACCAGCTTCGCCGCCCGCGCCGCGTCCGCGCCCTCGCCTAGCTCCGCGATAACCCGCAGCCCGCGCCGGTCCTCGCTCAAATGCTTGATCCGCCCGATCACCGCGCCCGCCTTGTGCTGCCACAGCAAGGGCACCGGCCCGGCCCGCTCCAAACTGCCCGCGAACGCGCCCTTGCGGATCACGTCCCCGCCTCGGTCCGGCCGGTCGAAAATCGCTGCGTATCCGGCAAAGCGAACCTTGCGCCCCGGTGAAGGGGAACTATCCATGCAGCAACTCCAGCAAACCCAGCTTGACCGCCATCCCCGCCAGCAGCGCGGCAAGCATGATCCGCACGGCCCAGCTCACCACCGCCTGCCACGCGCTGCGCTTCGCATCCCGCCAGGCCGACAGCAGCTCGCGCAATTCATCCATATCCCGCCGCGCTCTCGGATCATCCAATCCCAGCGCCCCCAACGCCCGCGCCGCGCCGGCCTGGCTCGCCTCCTCGACCAGCGCGCGCAGGGTGATCAGGTCGACGCCCCTCGCCTCGCTTTGCGCCATCAGCCGCGCCAGCACATCGCCCGTCATTGCCCATCCTCCGGTTCAAACCCCAGCTGCTCCCGCTTCTCGTCACGGCTCAGGAACTCTGCCGCGCCGACGCTCTCCCACAGCCGCGCCCGATCCTCGGCCAGTTCGCTTATCCGGTCGGTGTCGACCGCGATCCGGACCGGCCCGAGCCAGTCGCCCAGCATCTCCGCCAGCCCAGCCAGCATCCCCTCCGCCAGCGGCAGGATCGTCTGGCGATAGAGCGCCCTGCCCGCCTCGCGCGCATTGGCATAAGTCGCATCGCCCGGCAGGCCGATCAGTACCGGCGGCACACCGAACGCCAGCGCAATGTCCCGCGCCGCGCCCTCCTTCACTGCCGCGAAGTCCATGTCGGCGGGCGAAAGCCCCAGCGCCTGCCACTTGAGCCCGCCGTCGAGCAGCATTGGTCGGCCGGCGTTGGCACTCCCCGAAAACTGCTCGGCCAATTCCTTCTGCAACCGGTCGAACTGCTCCTGCCCCAGGCTCGATCCGTCGCTCGGCTCATAGACCAGCGCACCGCTCGGCCGCGCCGCATTGTCGAGCAGCGCCTTGTTCCAGCTGCTGGCCCGGTTGTGGACACTCGCCGCACCGACCGCCGCCTCCAGGCAACCCAGCCCATAGTGATCGTCGGCCGGATGGAGCGCCTTCAGGTGCGCGACCTGCCGCCGCCCGAGCGCATCCTCCTTCGCGATCCGCGCTACTTGCCCGCCGGCGCGGTAGAGATAGGCCGATGGCCACCCGTCTGCGCCGGTCGCCACGCTGACCCGCTCCGGCCGCACGCAGTGCAACTCCGCTGGCCGGTCATGCCCGTCCGCCACCATCCGCACATAGGCATTTCCGTGCAGCAGCAGCGCCGCCGCCGCCCGCTCCATCAGCCCGCCTGCGCGAACCAGCTCGAGCGCTTTCCCTTCACCCTCGGCGAACAAGGGCAGGCTTCCAACAAGCCCCGCCACCAGCCGGACCGCGCGCAGGCCGACCGGGTTCTTTCGATAAACCTCATCCAGCTGAGCCGCATAACCGCGCACGAAGCCGCCCTGCTCGCTTTCGCCAGCCAGCCATGCAGGGATGAACGGCCTAACCGGTTCCAGCGACTTCCGGCCGAACCACCAACCCATGCGAAACTCCTGCGAACACGACAGAGCAATGAAAAAGGGCCGGCGAACCGCCAGCCCTTTGCGCGAATCACATTTTCCGATGTTGTCATCTTTGTGCCAGATGAGCGTTACGATGTCAAGTATTATTTACCTATCTGGTACATCGATGGATCGAGAGATGAACGCTGATCCAAACAAGCAACTGCTTGTGGCATGCAGGATGCGGACTCTAGTCGCTAAGAATAATCGCTCGGGATTTCCGTGATGCGCTTCCCGCCAAACACCGCGGCGAGCGCCTCATATCGATCGGCCATCTCGGCATGGGCCGCGGCCGCACGCTCGTCCGGCGCATCGTGACTCAACGCCCGCTCACTCCGCTCGCGGCTGGCAAAATAGCGGCCCAGAGCTTCCTTAGTCAT